CATTACCTTTATTGTATGCAGATTCTGCAGCTTTAAAATCGGCAAGCGTATTTGAGAAACGACCATATCTATCAATGATCGCCTTCAATTCGGTCTTGGCTTTAGCGTGGTCAGTCTTAGGAACATTGGCACTTCCACGAACTGTGTATCCATACTTGTTGCTAATATGTGCTGGGAAAGTTCCAGCATCGATCGCACCAAGCTGGTATCCTGCGCCAACAAATCTACCCTCTAAAGAAACATTAAGGGTTGTGGCTGATGCTTTAAATCCAGCTCTAACTGCAAAACCAGATTTAGTTTGTAAAATAAAATTGTTGAAGGTGTCAGACAAGTCTACCTTTTCAAAAGACATGTCATATTCAAGTGGCTGCGACAACATTGTCTTAACATCGATAACAGCAAACTTGGCTTTGTCTGTAGTAACCTGCTTAAGAGAGATTGGTATTAAAACACCCTTCTTATACGCTGCAGCGATACCTTCATTAAGCTGATCAATCGTGGTAGATTTTAATAGATTGGTAAGAGTAAATGTTTTCTTAATCATCCAGACATCTGCAGGATTCCAGTTATCGTTTGCCTTACCAGATAACTTTCTACCCAGAGCATAAAGATCTTTCGTATCACCTTCTGCCTGTCGCTCATAGGAGAATCCGTTACCCTTAATTTTTGGCTTCAATACCTTTGCTTGTTTAACGGCAGACTCATAGTAGGTATGGTCGTATAGTGTCTTTTCAGCTATACTTAATTTGTTAATAAGAGCATCTTCCTTTGGATAGATTCCCTTTTCAATAACAGACTCAAACATCCACATACTGAGTTTTTCTTTAATCGCTGTCAGCTGTCTAGTATCTGACTTTGCATTGGCAGTAAAGTGATTAAAGATGTTATTGATTGCACTGGCAGATCCAGTAAATAGAACTACTTTGTTCTTTGGATCCTTGAGGAAGATCTTATCCTTACCTGTTGTGGTAACGATAATAGTCTTATCAGATTTGGTTTTGGTTTTGGTGATGGAGAATACAGTTTCGCCCAACTTGTATCCTTCTTTGGTTAGTTGTCCCACCACTGCTGCAGCTTTGAGCTGAGTGGAATCTTTGAGGACAACTTTGTGTCCCTCACCATAGGTTGCGCTTCCAACAATACTTGCCATAATATCCCGTGTTTATAGTAATTATACTATATTTAGGATATATTTGTCAAACACCCCAGTGATTATATTTTCTTTCCCATGTGAGGATTTTACGAAGCATAAGCGGAACTACATCGTTATACTTGTCTGTTCTGAAAACCTTTAGAACACCATTTAGATTCTTGGATACGCTATGATACTTGGAGTATCGAATCATTTCTGAGATTGGAATGGTAGGTCTTCTCATTCTAAAGTCGAGATATACGCAGTGAGCATATGCCTCAATCTCATCTCGTCCAGCATGGTATTCGCGATTCTCATCAACCTTTGCGATACCAGATTTCTTATAATATACCTTGCTGGCATTATAATCTTCATGCTTTCCAAGATACTGTCTACAGTGAATCAGCTCATGCATTGCTACTTGGATTACTCTGAACTTAAATCTGTCCCAAGACTTTTCATTGAACTTAAACTTTTTGTAGGAAGAATTTGGACCAGTCCATACCTCCAACTCAGAAAACTCTTCGTCCAAATAATAACCACCACCAACCAGAATACGACTGTCTGGCTTTGTTTCTTTCATCCATACAATGCGGAAACGCCACTTCTTGAAGTAATTCCTCAAGCCAGTGGCGTCATTTTTGTACTTATCAAGGTCTTCCCAGATTTTAGCTGGAACGAATTTAGCACGAAATGGTCTTACCTCAAAGTTTAAGAAGTCAATAAAATCGAAATCTAAACTTTGTAGGTAGTTCATTTAGTTATCCAAATAGTGATTCAAGATTAACTTCCTCTTTTACCTCGAAGTGTGCATCGAACATATCTTGGGCTTGTCTGTGCAAAGCTGGATCATGGTTAGACTTGGTTTTTAACTCTCCAAGATAACCTGTTTCCTTCTGATTAGCCAAATCTATATAGTGTTGGGCAATGACTTTTCGGTCGAACTGCTTAATCAACTCGTAATTATTTAGTTGAATCTGTTTATAGTCAGCTTCGCTCATATTACAGAAGTTAGTGATCGCTTGCCCATATTCTTTTGGAGTGGATCCCTTCTTGATCATACAGTAGTTTATACCAGCTTTTAGAACTACACCCATACCTTCTTCGTTGTTGGAGACCCCGAAGTTGATGGCAATAGGTACAGTCCCAATACGCATAGCATCAATAACAACCCTATTGAAATGCTCACCGAAAGTGTTAGACCAACTTGGATCGACCAAAAACTTAGATGTAGCAAGAATTTCGTCACGCTTTGCTCCAGAAATAAAGCCAAGATATTCAAAGTTACCTGAGTTCTCGGCATTCTCCCAGATACGCTTACCCTCACGATCAGCTGTTACATCTGGATCGTATTCTTTAGTGGCAAAATATTCTTCTTTACACTTGTCCTTGGACATCATGTATGCTGCTTCAATACCATATCCACCAACCAAAACTTTAGCATCGGTGTAGGGAACTGCACGAATCAAATCATCGACACGCTTCCAACGCTTGAATGTTTGAATAGAAAGAACCTTATCTTCACGACCAGCGAATGTTGGAGTTTCTGGAATGCCAGCGATATCCTGCGGATTTAAAATCAATGCTCGTGGAACATTCATAAAATCTGCCGAGTCGTAGGCTGCTGGATGAACGCAAGCAAGTCCAGCAAATTTATGTTCGAACAACTTAATCCATGGGTAGAGTTTCTTCAGATTCGCATCGTGAATGATTGGCACTTGTGGAACTGTAAGATCCTCAATCATTGGTAACCATGACAAGTCATTTTCAGTGTCTTTGTTTTTAAATCCAAAGATAGACTGCCAAATTACCAAGTCGTGTTTGTTGGCATCTTTAACGAACTGCTGAATAGATTCTTTAACTTTGTAAGAATAATATGGAGCAATCCATCCATCACCTTGATGGACAGGATAACCTGAACCAACACCAATCTCATAACCTTCTTTCAAAGTAGTTGGAATCTCAACTGCCTTTACTTGTTTGTTTGGTTTGAGATAAGCGAAAGTTACCTCATGACCCAACTCTTTCAAGCCAGCCATGAGATGTTCACAGTGGTTGATAATACCTCCAAAGTTATTGAAGGTATGCATTACCATCATAATTTTCATCCGAAGAACTCCTCAAGTGATCCAGCGTTTGCTGCTGGATGATATTTAATTAACTCATCACGACCAAGTTCTTTCTCGCAGTAGTCGTACCATTCTTTAGACTCCCACATTCCTGGACTAATGCCATTCCAAAGTTTGCGTTGTTCAGGATGTTCTTTGTTAAGTCTGCGTGATTCAACGAAATTGAAACGGCAGTCTTCATATTGTTTAGAACCCAACTCAAGCATTTTCTCACGGAAATATACAACCAAAGAGATACGCTCAGAACCCTCGGCACATTCAATCGGAGTGTTACCATGCATAACTTCGTGATTGTTAATCAGTAACAAATCTCCTGGACGAACATTAACTGCGACACGATACTCAGGTGCAACAAGATATCCACCTGTGTAGTTACCATCGTTAGATAATGTCAAGAGATTAGATAAACCAGTTGTTAAATCGCCAGCATCGTAGTGACAAGCAGTTCTAAATGTTTTGTTTACAGTAACAGTAGTAAAGGGAGTTCCTGGAACCAAGAAAGCTGGATCAACTTTACTTGCTGCTTCCATTTGATTACCATATCTCCAAGGCAAGAGTTCTTTGAAACCACGAGCCAACGATTGTAGGAATGGATAAGACATCTTAAACTTGTCGAAGTTATTCGCTGTGTAAGAAGTTGCTCGACCATAAGGAATGCGAGGATAACGATCAAACCAACCTGCGATACCAGAATTAACAGCAGTACCATAGGTAGTTAAACTCATCATGGTCATAACTTCTTCAGTTCTTGCTGCTCGTTCAGCACGACTCAATGGTTTGATAGAATCTAACCATGCTTCAAAGTCGAATGCGCCACCACGATAACGAGAGATTACCCATACATTATTTTTACCTTGACCGCCAGCACGCTTCTTATCTTCCATAGTTGGATACTTGGAACGAATAGCATCAATAACATCTACTTCTTCGTCAAGTGCTGCGTTACGATTAGCAATCAAAGCTGAACACATCTCATCTTGATAGTTTGTAACCCACTCGCGACCTTCGTCAGTTGCGATTACACCTTCTTTGATGCCCGAGGCGATGCCACGATTTTCCGTTCTAGTAGCTGCTTCTCGTAATCCTTGATAAGCCATTTCTTGTTCTTCTTTAGAAAACCAATTTTTTCTAAATTTAAAGACGATTTTTCTTTCGTCTGTTCCTGTTTCGCAACTGGCGCAGTCTCTTTGGCAACCTGCTTGCTCTCCAAGGTCGCAGTCAGCTGGTGCGTATACATCGCAATCTTCTTCAACAAGAATATCATAATGGTTCTCATCTACGAATTTCCCCAATAAATCTGTGCAGTCATATTTTCTATCTGCTACAATAACTCTTACCATAATTCTCTCCTAGAATTTAAATCCTTCAAATTCTTCCGCTTTAACTCGTTTACCAAAATCCGACTTATCGAATACAGGTTTATCATCTTGACCTGATTCTGAAATGTTTTCTTGTGCGCTACTTTCTAAATTATATAACTTCATCTTGGATCTGTCAACCCCAATCACAAACTTCTTATAATATCCTGGATCCCCATAACGATTTTTCAATTGCTTCACAAGAATTTGATTTAATCCTTCAAGTTCCTCGGAAGAAATCAATGCAAACATAAAGTCAACTGTTGCTGGCAAACCAAAAGATTCAGAAGTATCTGTTAGTTCTACATCAGTATTCGCAAAACCAGATCGAGTCGTTTGAGTTGCCGATAGAATAGGAACTGCATATTCTACTGCCAATCCTCTCAACTCTTCTGCGATGCTCTTAATATATGTATAAGAATTTACATTCGCCCCTTGTTTCATTCTAGAAGAAGAACAGATGTTTAGATAGTCAATAATAATCATATCTGGAACAAATTTCTTCTTTTGCTTCAACTCCTCGAGCAGTGCTTTAAAGTGACCAGCATGAGCACCTGCTGTTGGATATTCTTTAATAATCAACTTACCTTGTGTTTTCTTAGACACTTTATCGAACCGAGTTTGATATAAAGATTTGTCAATAACTTTCAACTCGTCCATACCAATGTTCATTAGATTCGCATCGATACGCTCGGCGATTCTTTCCTCAGCCATCTCCATAGTTACATAGAGAACATTCTTACCCTGCATTAAAGTTGATGCTGCCACATGACACATAAACAAAGATTTACCAACCCCTGTTCCTGCCAATACAACATTCAAAGTTTTCTTACTTAGACCACCCTTGGTAATCTTATTGAACAAGTCTAAGTCGAACGGAATCTTTTCTTCCACTCGATGATAGAATTCATACCTTTCATCATAATCTTCGATATAATCATGACCGACATGATTATCAAAAGAGACGGCAAGAGCATCAGAAAGGATAGAAGGAATGGAATCTTTCGATCGGACTTTATCTCCACCATCAATGATTTTGATTGAATGTAGAATCGCATTATAAACTGCCTTATCTCGACAAAACTTTTCGGTCTCACCAATCAACCAGTCTTCGTTTGTTTCTTTGGTTGTTAGTTCGTTAATATAAACTTCAAACTCAGGAATTTCTTTATCACCAAGATCAGTTCTATTACCAATCTCAATCGCTAGAATTTCTGGAGATGCAGGTTTGTTATACTCATTGAAGAATCTTATCAACTCATGCGCAATGATAGATTCTTTTCTATCTTGGAAATACTCTGTCTTTAAATGTGGAACAACTTTTCTACAATATTCTTCATTATGTATCAAGTTCGATAATATCGTTTTCTCCAACCTCATCAATTCCGCCTTTGTAAATTAAATTCTTTTCAGCCATTTGATAGACAACCAACTCTACAAGAAAGTCGCCCAACTCTTTTTCAAAAGCTGGTTTATCTAAATCGTCAGGTTCATTATCATGTATGGTGTAGTCAAACTTAACATGCAATCTGTCTTGTTCTTTGTTTTCTTCAAACTTAACTCCACCATATGAGAATATTATACCCTGAAATGGACCAGTTGTCAACTGAAGCGCAATAACTCCATTGCGCTCCAATCTCTTATGCGGTCTTAGAATATCACTCGGATTCATCGATTTCTGCCAATTCTTTTTCGATATCCTCATCTTTAAGAATATCTTTTGAAGCAACCTGATACTTGTCTTTAACGAACTGAATAAAAGATTTTTGCATAAGGATAGGCAACCAGAACTCTTTTGTGTCAGTATCTTTAACACGATATTTCTTTTCCTCTATTTCACCAGTATCTTTGTCGACTTTACTATACCATCCGTTCGATGGCTTGACGACATGTCCTGATTCAAGAGCAATGTCAAGCAAGCCAGACCAACGACTGATACCACCATCATGAGATACAGTAATAGGTATTTTTGACTTCTCACGAACATAGCGAGATTTTTCCACATTGATAATAAAATTGTATCCAACGACTTCCGTCCCTTCTTTTTCTTGTTGGCGACCAATAATAAAAATATTATCAGCCGAATAATATGCGCCAGTTCCACCACCGACAATCGCTTTGGGGAACATACCAATTTCCATGTAGGTATGATTAACAACCACACAAGGAATGTCTTTTAAATTTAAGTGAGGAGTTACCATACGCCATAACGACTTCATACCTTTGGCACGAGTCATATCAGCAACAGATTTACCCTCAAGGGCATCATCAACTTCTTTCTTAGAAGCAAGATTACCAATTGAATCGATAACAATAATCAAATGATCACCACGCTCAACACCATTAAGCTGTTGCATAATGTCTGACTTTAATTGCTCAAGGTCAGTAATTGGTGTATGAACAACTTTCTCAGTGTCAATACCAAAGCTGTCGAAGTATGACTGAGGAGTACCAAACTCAGAGTCATAGAATAATAAAGCAGCATCAGGATATTTTTCCATATAAGACTTTGCCATCAACAAACTAAAAGCAGTCTTAAAATGTTTTGATGGACCAGCCCACATTGTAAGTCCAGGAGTTAGACCACCATCTAATCTACCTGACAATGCGATGTTAATTGCTGGAACAGAAGTCGGAATCATATCCTTCTTCGTAAAGAATTTCGATTGTGACAAAACCGAAGAGTCTTTGATTGTTGTATTCTTTTTGAGTTTATCTAAAATGCCCATATATTTCTCCATTCTTTCTTATAGTATACTATGTATATGTTTGCAGGTCAAGGATTACCTTTGTGATGTGGGACATCAAATACAAAAGTTATCCTGACTTCGTTACCAATGTTTTCGGTTCCATGCTCCAGTTTATTGTTAAACCAAAGTAAAGTTCCTGGCTCTACATCATAATGTTCATCACCAACATAATATCTATACCTTCCTTGTATAGACAAATGGTAACGATCTCTTGTTTCATAATATGTACCGATATCGATATGTTTTCCTACTTGTCCACCAACAGGCAACGATAGGAATCCGCAACGAGAAAAGGTATGGAAGTGTCGCTTCAAGAATCCAATAACTTCCGTATGATGATTATATGCTGGTGTTGGAACGCAAAGTTCTGTATCCCCAACATAATCATCCTTACTTTTAACAGCACCAATGACAAGTTGTAGAACACCTGCCTCAACATCAGGAAAGCCAAACTCATCATGGACATTCATAGAACCTTCCATGCGTTTCTGACCTCCCCAATCTTGTGGGTACTGTTTCAACTGTTTTAATATTTTAGAAACATTAATACCAGTTTTGATTACTCTAATATTATCCAAAGAAATCCTCCAAGGAAGACTGTTCCTCTACATTCCACTTTAATGGTTCAATAACAATCTGAAGCGCATCAAGGAAAACTTTCTGAAATTGTTTCTCATAGTCAATATATCTATGTAGGTCAAACTCAGGTGGAAGTGTCTGCGAGAAAGAGATAACATCTTCCTGAATCCTGTTAGGTGTTTTCAGATACACAAACTTAATCTTGTCGCCATCCTTTAGAGGTTGATACTTGTGTGTTAAGTTTAGTTCTTTCAACTGATGATTAAACAACAAAGCACCACGAACATGAATCGGTGTAGACTTACGATAGATTGTAGAACTGGCAGCATATTCTTTGATACCATTAATACCACGAGGAAAGGCAATCTCCTCGATACTCAGCTTATTAAATGTGTCACGGAATTCTTCAATGTATCTATGTAGTTTCTTCTCGTCACCTTCCAGAATAACATTGATCGAATCTTTAAGTTTGTCACGAATAACTGCTGGCGTAGATGACTTGACCATCTCCAAACCCATAACCTTAATCTTAGGTTCAGCAAATTGCACTCCCTCAGAATTATGCACATTTAATATGTATCGTTTCTTGGCAGTCCAAATACCTTTGTCGGCAAGAACTTCTCGCTTCATCTGCATCTTTTGATCGAACGCATTCATGTAGTCGGCAAGTTCTTTATACCCTTTGTCGATAAATGGTTGAAAAACTTCTTCGCAGATTTTATCCATAAACTGAATCTTCTGTTCGTCAGTTTTGCCTGCGCAAGTTGATTCAACCAAAGTTTCAAGAGTAAGATAGATTGAATCGGTATCAATCGCAATAACATAATCTTTCTTGGTAGTCTTCAGAGTTTTATTCATAAACTCGTTCAACTTGTTTGCCATCCAACGAATACTCAACTGACCAGAAGTCGTAATACCCTCTGCCATTCGTAAGTCGAAGTAGCGGAAATACTGATTACCCATCGCACCATAAGCTGAGTTCAGAGCAATCTTCATTGCCATCTGCAGATTATTGAGTCTAGAGATTTCCTTCAGCAGTTCTTTCTTAGACTTGTCTTTCTCATACTGTTGTTGAACGCCAAGCATTTGTTTCTTATACTTGCTTCGGTCTTTATACATCTTCTCCATAAGTTCAGGCATGAACCCTTGCTTATCTTTACGATAACAAACACCATTCGCAGTCATAGAAACACCTTTGGATTTAACTTCAGATGTGTCGAACTTTCTCTCAAGAAGATAATCCACATTGACAGTTTCGCGACCCTCAAGCATTGTCTCAGGCGAGATGTTATACTGCATAATCAAGTGAGGATATAGACTGTTCAAGTCAAAGGAAGCTACCCACTTGTGAAGTCCAACCAATGGATCCTTAACATAAGCGCCTTCAAACTTATCCCACTTCTTGTTACCAGAGTTGCCTGGAATAACAATACCTTGATCGCGAAGATGATTATAGATAATCGCATCCCACATTCTAACTTGCGAGAATACATCTTCATAGTTGATCTTTGCGTTATATGCCATAACCAACTGAAGTTCAATCAGTTTCATTTTGTCTTCAAGTTTGTCGACAATCTGCACATCGTGAATATTATAGGCAACGAACTTCTTCCAGTTCTGTTCATAGAAATCTTTGAACGAACCGTATTCGCTGTAGTCAAGTTTCTTATCGCCCAACTCAACGAAAGCGATATGGTCCAAACGATAAGACTCTTGTGTTGTGTATGTGTATTTCTTGTAAAGGTCAAGGTAATCCAACATAGCAACACCTTGAATGTCGTATGTTAATTCCTCACTACCTTTCATGGCAACTTTGCGCTGAGTGATTAAATCCCATGGTGATAGTTTCTTAGCGAAAGACTCACCAAGAAGATTCTCAATTCTTCGAGCCAAGTATGGAATATCGAAAAAGTTAATATTCCAACCAGTAACAACATCAGGACAGTTCATCTGCCACCAGACTAGAAAGTCTTGAAGCATTGCCGACTCAGATTCAAAACAACGATACTCAACATCACCTGAGTTGCCGATAGGTTTACGACCCCAAGTTGTAATGTCTTTTGTTTTGTTATCTTGAATGGTGATGAGAAGCATTTCCTCATTGGCTTGCTCAATATTAGGAAAGCCAAACTCGGTTGCTGTTTCAATGTCGATTGTGAATACTTTTATCTTATCGGTGTCACCGATAATCTCACCACGATAGTTGTCGCTAATATATTGAGCAACGAAATTGTTGTTACCATAAATCTCGAAACCAGAAACATCTTTATATCGATCAATATAATCTCGAGTGTCTCGGATTGTTCCTGGGTTCAGAGGAGCAACATATTTGCCCTCTAGAGTTTTATAATCGGTTGGAGTTTTTGATGGAACAAAGATCGTTGGCTGAAAATCGACACGATGCTTGAACTGACCATTTTCATCATAGCCACGAACAAGCATTTTACTACCATATTGCACTACATTGGTGTAAAAATTCAATTTGTTTCCTTAACGATTTCTTTATAACCTGCCCAGCTTGGGTGAATCCCATCTGGTTGTAATCTAGTAATTGGTAAAACAGTGTCGCCATATTCGGCAGCAACTTTTTTAACAATCTCTTGAATGTTTGGTTTGATAGCAGGTAGAATCCAATAAACTCTATCCGCTTTCGTCATTGTTCGGATTGTTCTTAATTCTTCTTCAGTCTTAACATACTTGTGGTCGTTGCTACCTAAACTGATGATAATAGTTTTTGCTTCGTATGGAGCTTTACCAATGTTTCGATTGACCCATTGGTAACTGTTTACGCCAACCTCAGCATAATATTCACAACTAGGTTTAAATACATGAGTTCCGACAGCTATACTGTCCCCCATAATTAAACATTCTAACATAATTATTTCCCATAAAGTAACATCATAATATCAAGAGCACAATCGTGAGTTGGGTGGTGCTTAATCACATTGTGTCGCTCAAACCCATCTGCCACTACAGTGGCGTAACCATTCTTACCTGTTTCGCAAAGTAAGTCAACTGCAGTTCGAACATCACGCCAAACATTATAAGGTGCAATAAAATCGACTTTAATTGATTTACAAAGACTATCAATACACATTTGGTCTAGAGAACCACGAGCCCAAAAGGTTTGGTCTTTCTCTGGAAATTGTGCGATATATTCTTTTATTTTATTGATTCCATCTGAGATTGTCAAATCATCTTTGAGTCGAGCAAGAGAAATCTTGCGGACATATTCGTGTTGTTGTGACCACCATTCAACTGTGCCTTTGTCAACTGAACGACCAAGATCAACCTGCTCTTGTGCATTGAACTTAACAAATAATGCTCTGTTCAGCAATTCATTGTAGGTTACTTTTTCACCAATTTCAAAATGAATGATGGACGCAGATAAGACAACGGCAGTTGACTCAGCGTCCAGTGTTTCAATATCGAACATAAACATAATAAAAACTCCTCAGGTATTCATATATTATACCTGATTATTGAATAAATGTCAAGGACTTTTTCAGTCCTTGCAAGGATTATACAGGGGCGATAATGCTTTGGGCTGGGGGAACTATAATCCCTGCTCCAAAGATTCGGTTGTATTCGTTTACAAGATCTTTGGAAGGAATGC